TGATGCTGACTTTAAGGTCCGCATGGCGGAGCTTGAGATTGATCTTGAGCGGATCACGGCAAAAGACCGTGACAGCGCCCGCAACCGCGAAATCCAAACTGGCGACCATACGCCTAAGATTTTGGCGGCTGCTATTACCGTTGGCTTCTTCGGCATCCTCTTTTGGATGTTCTTGTACGGTGTCCCCAAGAATGGGAACGAAGCCCTCTTGTTGATGCTTGGGGCTCTTCAGACCGCCTTTACGGGCGTGATCGCCTATTATTTTGGTTCGTCGGCTGGCTCTAAAGCCAAGACGGATGTGCTTGCTGCAAAGGAAAATGGCAAATGAAAGAGAACTGGGAAGCCGCTTTTGCCGCTGTTTTGAAGCATGAGGGTGGGTACGTTAATCACCCAAAAGACCCCGGCGGCATGACCAACTTGGGTGTCACCAAGCGGGCTTGGGAGGCTTATGTTGGCAACGAGGTAGACGAGGCTGCTATGCGGGCTCTGACACCGGATGTCGTGAAGCCGTTCTACAAGAAGATGTACTGGGACAAAATCAAGGGTGACGATCTTCCATCCGGCGTGGACTACGCAGCCTACGATCTTGCCGTAAATAGCGGCACTGGACGCGCTGCCAAATATCTTCAAGAGATTGCCGGCGTTCCATCCGATGGGGTTATTGGACCAAAGAGCATTGCGGCCATTCAAGCCTGCCCGGCTGGCGAGATGGTAGACGCTCTTTGCAACATGCGTTTGGATTTCCTCAAGCGCCTGCCGACTTGGGATACCTTTGGCAAAGGCTGGGGCCGGCGTGTGGCCGATGTAGAAGAGAAGGCCGCTGCTATGGCAAAATCTGCCTGATCGCGGTATAACAAGGGCATACCGGAGTTTCCACCATGACCACTGGCCTCTCATACAATGGCGCTACTGCTGGCACGAATAGCTACGTCCAGCAGATTGCCACTATGGCGGTGGTTGAGCTTGATCTGAATGACCTGACAAACCCCTTCACGATCATTCTGCCTCAGATGATCACTTATGCGGAAAACCGCATTTACAGGGATTTGGACTTCCTGTTTACGTCTATTGCCACGACGGCTTATGGCGTAAGCATAGGAAGCAGGACAATAACGGTTCCTGCTGGAACTTTTGTCGTTCCTGAGCAAATCAATCTGATCACACCGGCGGGAACCAGCAATCCAAATGTTGGCAATCGCGTTCCTCTTTTGCCGACAACCAAAGAGTTTTTGGATGCCGTTTATGGGTCAGGTGTCTCCACCGGACAGCCAAAGTACTTTTGCCCGTTTGGTGACTTTACATTCTTGGTTGGACCTTACCCGGACGCAACTTATAACTGCGAGATAATTGGCACATATCGTCCAGAAAGTATGTCCAATTCAAACCAAACTACGTTCATCAGCCTGTATCTGCCTGATCTGTTTATCATGGCATCCATGATTTACATCTCGGCCTACCAGCGCAACTTTGGCCGTGCCAATGATGATCCGCAAATGGCTGTGACGTATGAGGGTCAATATCAGACTCTGCTCAAGTCAGCGATGATGGAGGAGAACCGGAAGAAGTTTGAAGCTGCTGCTTGGTCTTCGCAGTCTCCTTCTCCTGTTGCCACGCCAACGCGAGGCTAATCCATGCCGCATCAATCTTTTAAAGTCCTACCCGGCGTTGACCAAAACAAGACGCTTGCCTTGAATGAGGCCGCTATTTCTATCAGCCAGCTTATTCGGTTTATCCCGGATAGGACATTGGGTGGCTTGGTTCAAAAATTGGGTGGCTGGGAAAGATATATGCCCGGTGCAATGGGCTCTATTGTCCGTTGCCTTTGGGGATGGGAAGACACGAATGCTAATTCCTATTTGGCGATAGGAGCGGAAGGGCAGCCAAATGTAGGAAATAATCCAACAGGCGCACTTCAATTTACTAGGGATCGCGCTTCTACGCCTAGTGATATTACGCCGCAGACAACCACGGTAAATATTGCAATTAATTTTGCAACTACTGCTGGAACAAATGCTGTCGTTGTTACAGACACGGGTCGTAATGCAGATGACTACGATGTCGTTGACATCCAAACGCAAGTTAGCGTTGGCGGTCTTATCCTGTTTGGGCAGTATCAAGTTTTCAATCCCGGCGGCTCTGCAAACATATATACAATCTACGCATCTAATGCCGCTGGATTGCCTGCAAATGCTGTCTTTTCTACTCTGTCGTCTCCGATTACCGTAACTAACGCATCTGGAACCGGAACGACAGCCACGTTAACATATGCTGGCCCTCATACTTTCGTGGTTGGGGAAGCAATCACTGTTACGGGAATGACACCCGCTGGATACAACGGGACATACATTGTCACCGCATCGACTCCAACAACTGTTCAATATGCGTCTACAGAGAATGGTGTTTTTGTAACTGGCGGCTCCATTAACAACAAGGGAACCGTTCCAAAATTTACTACTACAAATCTGAGCAACTTTGTTACCGTCACGCTTGCCAACCATAACTATCTTGTTGGCGATACGTTCCCGATCTTGACTGAGACGGTCGTCGGCGGAATTACGCTTAAGAAGGGCAATTATATTGTTGTGGCAGTTGCCTCGTCTAGCGTGTTTACTATTTCGGCAGCTACAAAAGCCTCATCTTCAGCTTCAACTCTGTTGTCTCCAATTGCTGTAACTGGAGCATCAGGAACTGGAGCAATAGCTACCTTAACATATGCTGGTCCCTTCACATTTCCTGTTGGCGAAATCATCGTTGTTTCAGGAATAGTTCCTGCTGGCTACAACGGAACGTATGTTGTTACCGCATCTACCTCAACGAGTGTTTCTTACGCCAATACAACGACTGCTGCTTTTGTGAGCGGTGGGCAAATCGTCCCAGATGTTAGGCTTAAATATTATAACGGTATTGGTCCTCTTGCTGCCGGCACTGGGTATGGTATCGGGCCTTATGGTATTGGTAAATATGGCACGGGCACTGCTCCCTCCGCTGGAACTGGAACGCCAATAACAGGGGTTGCTGATTGGACGCTCGACAATTGGGGGGAAACTCTAATTGCAAGTCCTTTTGATGGGCCAGTGTATCGTTGGAACCCTTCGAGCGGCGACCCCGTCGCGTTGAACATCCCCAACGCACCACCTGTTAATGAAGGTATTTTTGTCGCTATGCCTCAACGTCAGATCGTTGCTTGGGGCTCTACATTCACTGGCATTAAAGACCCACTACTCATTCGCTGGTGCGACGTTGATAATTACGATTCTTGGATTGGCTCGCCAACAAATCAGGCTGGCAGTTACCGTATGCCCAAAGGCTCGCGGATCGTGCAGTGCATCCAAGGGCCGCAGCAGAGTTTGGTTTGGACCGATCTTGCTTGCTGGGCAATGCAATACGTTGGCTTTCCATACGTCTATCAGTTCAACGAACTTGGCACGGGTTGCGGTCTTATCGGTCGAAAAGCTGCTGCATCAGTGAACGGTGTTGTCTACTGGATGGGGCCAAGTCAGTTTTACCGTTTGTCGGGTGGTGGTGTTGAACCTGTCCGCTGCCCTGTTTGGGATGTGGTGTTCCAAGACCTTGATAAGAACAATTTGGACAAGATCAGGGTTGCGCCCAACAGCCGTTTCGGTGAGATCACTTGGTATTTCCCAACGATCAGCAACGGCGGCGAAAATGAAGGGTATGTCAAATACAACTTCAATTTGGATCAGTGGGATTATGGCTTTAACAGCAATTCCAATCCTTATGTTGCTCGCTCGGCATGGATCAATGAGTCTGTTCTAGGTCCGCCAATTGGCGCGGCTTTAAACCAAATTATCTTCCAGCATGAAACATCGCCAGACGCTGATGGCGTTCCTATGAACTCTTATTTCCAGACGGGTTACTTTGCTTTGAGCGAAGCCGATGTGAAGATGTTCATTGATCAGGTTTGGCCCGATATGAAGTGGGGGTATTTTGGCGGTATACCGGATGCCAGTATAGACATGACGTTCTATGTCACGGATTATCCCGGCAAGCCGGCAATAACATATGGTCCGTTCCAATTATCGCAGGATACAACCTATATCACGCCGCGCTTTAGAGGGCGTCTTGTCTCAATTCGAATTGAGAGCAATGACATCAGTTCATTCTGGCGTCTTGGAAACTTCCGCTATCGCCTTCAGCCTGATGGGAGGTTCTGATGACAGCTTCTCTCAGTGACATTCTTACTACTCAGAAGAATGGCGTCGTTGCCATCAATAATCTGTCGCAGAACATTGGGACAATAGCCACTGTCTATCGTGGCAATACGTTTCCAAGCGCCGCGCCGGGGACCTCTATTGGCACTATTTATACCGTGCCACAGAAGCAGCAGTTTACGTTGACTGACATTGAAATTTGCAATTCGTCGGCAAGCGCCACGACTTTCAGCATCTATCTTGTCCCGTCAGGCGGCTCGGCTGGCTCGTCCAACGCTCTGTTTGGCACGGCTCCTATTCCGGGCAATACGACTGTTCAATGGACTGGCAGCACAGCTTTGTCGGCAGGCAGTACGATACAGGCTGTTGCTGGCACGGCAAACGTATCAATCAAGATTTCTGGAGGGGCAACGTAATGACCATTACGGTTTATCCTCCCTATGGATCGTCAAGCAATCCTTCCACTGTTACATTTGGTGGAACCAATGTAGATGCGTTTGGCCGCCTGCGGGTGTCTACACCATTTACGATTTTTGACAGTCAGAGCCGATTCGCTCCTGACATTCACTATAGCTACGCAACCGCCACTGGCGGGACAACAAGCTACAACACAAATCAGTCATCGGTTTCTCTCAACACAACTACGTCGTCTGGCTCTACGGCTCTCGCGCAAACTTACCGCGTTTTCGCATATCAGCCCGGCAAGAGTATGCTGATCTATCAGACGTTTGTAATGAACGCCGCCAAAACAAACCTCACCCAGCGCGTGGGTTTGTTCAGCGCGTATAATGGCGTGTATCTAGAGCAAGGCCCGAATGGCGTGACATTTGTCATCCGCACCTATACGAGCGGCTCTGTTGATGACAGCCGTTATGTTGCTCAAGCAAATTGGAACGGTGATAAACTTGATGGCACTGGGCCGTCTGGCATCACTCTTGATCTGACAAAAACTCAAATTTTGTGGATTGACGTTGAGTGGCTCGGCGTTGGCAATGTTCGCTGCGGCTTCATCATTAACGGTGAATACATCACATGCCACACGTTCCAGAACGCCAATCAGGCAACATCTACAAAGGTGTATATGCAGACGGCCACGTTGCCCCTGCGTTATGAAATCATAAACACCGATACGACGGCCAGTGCATCAACGCTAACGATGATTTGCGCGACAGTTATTTCTGAAGGCGGGTACGATCAGGTTTCAGGGCCTCAGATCGCCCGCCCTACTGGGAATGGTGTCACTCTAGCTAACAACACGGGTCTAGATTTTACCCCGCTCGTCTCCATACGCATAAACTCCAATTATTTTGGCGCGGTTATTATCCCGTCTATTGTCAATTTCGTCGCAACTGCACAGGGCAACTATGAGGTTGTTTTGATCAGAAACCCGACATTGACCGGCGCAACATTTGCGGCTGGTGCAATTTCTAGCGGGATGGTTGACGTTGATACCGCTGCTACAGCCTGCACATCAACGACTGATGGCATTGTCCAAACAGATTATGTCGTGTCTACCAATCAGGGATCGGTTCCGATCATCGCGCCATTCGGCTATAATTTTGATCTTCAGCTTGGTGTCAGCGCATCTGTAACCGGCAACGGGTTCAATGCAAGTGAAGTTGTCACTCTTGCCGCACGCGGTATCGATAACAGCCCTGCTGGTTCAGGGATTGGTTCCATCGCCTTCTACAACCTGAGCTTGTGACATGCCCCTGAAAAAAGGTTCCTCACAGAAAACGGTAAGCACCAACATCAGTGAGTTGGTTCATTCTGGCCGTCCGCAGAAGCAAGCAGTTGCTATTGCTCTGAAGACAGCAAGGGAAACCAAAGCAAATGGCGGCGCTCCTTTCTTTGGATCGCCTGCGGAGTCCGTCACTGAAAAAATTCATGTTGGCCCAATCCATTCTCCGGTTGCCGGCAGGACGGATCACTTGCCTATGCACGTTCCATCAGGGGCTTATGTG